AATGGAATACAAATAACTTTGATAAACCATATAAAACCTGTTGGCACTTTACTTAAAAATCTATCATATAATTTCGTTCTGCCGAGATAAAACCATCGTTGATCAGCAGAAATATTCCAAATCAAATCAAATAGAGCGAATCTCAACAGCAAATAACCGCCTATCACTTTCAAATATGGTGCAGAATCAATATAATAAGGAAACCGAATTCCCATTACCCATGCAAAAAGACTCAAAATAACAACTGCCAGATAGATAAATTCAATTACTCCTGAGGTAATATGCTTCTTTCTTATCTTCAAACCTTCATGGACAGCCTCAAAGACTATAAAAAAAAGTGCTAATATGAGTATTATCCAGTTCATGATGGTATCCTACTTACTAAAAAATTATAAATCGCTGTTTCATTTTCTTCAGTATCAGCAATATCAGCGCAGATAATATCTGCTACTTCAATATTAGTCCAATCACCATTACCAGCTCCTCTACTCGCTAATGTAAATGCTCCCATATCACGTGTACCAAAATCGCCTGTTACAGGCGTATTGTCATCAACTATTAATTTACTTGATGCTCCATTAAATAATACTCTTATTATTCCCCACGTATTTAAAACTAAATCTGTATTCTCACTGGAATATCCTCCTGCATATGCTCTTATAGCAGGAGTTGAAGCATTTTGTTCCAATGCTCCATAATATGATTCATTTCCATCAGATAATTTATGATATTTTGTCCAAGTTATTTGTTTAACAATCATATAAATCATACAAGGTTGATTCCAAGTAAACTCAGCAGTCTTCATATAATCACCTGCACCATCAAAAAGAATAGTCCCTGGAGTTACCCATAAGGGTTGCCTACTTCCAGTTGCTTGTAAAAGATTCCTTCCTTCAATCAGTTTTGAATTCCATGCAGAAACAAAATCACTGCCATCTTTTGTTATTGTAGTCAAATCAGTAGAATCATACCACCAGTGATGACCATCATCAAGAATAGCAGGATATTCAGCAGATGGAGCTTCATAATATGCTATTGACTTAACCATTAAGTTAATATGAAATCTTGCAATAACACCAGTATTAGTATAGTAAATATTATCAATCTTGAATCCTTCAGTTGCAAAACAAATGACTGTCGTTATAGTATCTAATACGATTGATCGTGTGCCAGAAGATGAGAAAACCTTATAAAGAGCTTGTATTTTAGTAATAAAATCAGATAATGATGAACCTGCAATAAAACCATTCATCTCCAGTATTTTATTCTTTCGTTTTACTATTTGATAACCCTCTTGTCCATATTTTGTAACGAATTGCTCTTTACCTTCCGGTAAATCATGCAATTTATCTGCTTTCGACAAGTACAGCCCGAATGATGAAAAAGGAATTGAATCAATAGTATAAGCACCTGTTCCCGTTGCTGGTAATGAGCCTGTTAGTGTCACTGCTGGTTCACGAAATGTCATCTTAACCGTACATCCCCCATGTACATGTTGAGGAATCACCGATTTGACATATCCGGAAGCTGAATGATATGGAGTTGCAAATACGCTTATCCCGGTAGCTGCATCAACGGCAGTATAAAATGTCTCCAGATTAGTATTTATTTCTGAAACGGTGCCTTGCATAAATCCTGAAAAAACAATATCACGCCCAGCGAACATTATATCATTAGCACCTACCCACGGCTCTACACCATCGGAATCACCCCAGTCCTTATAAGTAGTACCTATCCTTTGCGGCATATCAAAACAACCTTGTACGCTTATATTTGATCCGAGAGCATGACTGCCTCGTATCTCGTAAGTGTCATAAAGATTCACATTATTAAGTAAATATGCCATTATCCTAGCCCTCCAACCGGAACCTGTTTAGTATTAATGTTTATTGCCTGTAATTCTATAACTGCATTTTTTAATTCTTCTACTGTATTATAGGTATTTGCTTCTATGCCCACAAGATGAGAGACTCCCTGTATGCTGTAATCTTTTACAACACGTTGTTCATCTGCAAACCGACGGAAAAGTCCAGCTAATTCCGTACCAGTTTCTTCAGTTATATCTCTACGTATTTGTCCTGTAAGTCCGGGATGCGTTATTGCCGTTTCAGTTATCCCCGCAATAGCATATATCTGCTTCCGCCTTTCTTCTTCAGCAGCAATTATATCATCCCATTGTTTTTTTAATGCTACTATTTCTCCTGCATCCAATCCACCAGCACTGGCCATATCAGCTGCAAATTTTTTATACCAAGCTGTTATAGATGGCTTAGATAATTCTTCAAGAGATGTATTTATTGCATTTCGCATCAAATCATCAAAATCATCAGCAAAATCCTTCGCTGATTTTTTGCCATCTTCAAATCCTTGTGCAATAATATCGGCAATATCTATCTGGGTAATACCACCTGTCAAGAAATCATTTAATGCTTGTGTAGCATTTTCTAGTTCTTCCCTTGCCTGATTTCTTACATCTAATAATTCTTGAGTTACAGTACCCCTTCGTTCACTGGCAGCAATAACAGCATCAATAGCAGCATCATATTTTTCTTGTGCTATCCGTTTTGCTTCTATTAGTTCTGCTTCTACCCCCCCTGTACGCTCAGAAAGTTCGATTACTCTTTTCTGTCTTTCTATAAGTGCATCCCATGCTTCTATCTGTTTTTTCCATTTAGGCTCGCTAACTACATCTCTCATCTGCCCAAATACACTAAATGCTTTTGCCAGAATACTAAATGCAGCACCAATAAAATTTCCCTGTACAAGTTGATTAACTGTGTTCAACATACCATTCAAAACTTCCAGGCTTTCCTCACTGAGTCCAAGCGATTCCCCTAATTGATAAACAAAGTTCGATGCCTCATAAACAATCTCCTTTCTTAAATCAAGTTCTTTTTCAAGATTCTTTTCTCGCTGTTTATCTATTCCTTCACGAGTCTGAATTGTTGGTTTTAAAGGACTTGGTTTTTTAGCCCTTTCCCATCCATATATTGAATAAACACCTGGATCAAGTTTTAAAAGAGTCTCAGCGATCTTCCTGTTTTCATCCTTAATCTTATCCAGGTATTTCATTTCTATTTCGTACCTGTCCTGAGCGTATTTTTCAGTTAATGCAGACTTAATCGCTTCATTATCCTTATAAGCTTCAATATCTTTATCATATTTTTGTTCTAAGGCAAGAAGTTCTTTATCTTCTCCTTTGAGTTTGCCGAGTGCAATTTGATTATCGAGCTCTTTGAGTTTCTTTGCGTATTCTTCTTGAGTCCCCCAATATTCATCAACGAGTCTCATAAGTCCATTATGAATATTTTCTCGCCACTTCAATTGATCTTCTGCTTCCTTTTTTACTAATCCGGAACGCATAGAAGTCATTTCTTTAAGACGCGAATATCTCATTGCCTCTAATCTAAGGATTTCAGTATTAAGATCGACAAATTGCAATTTAAGCTTTTCACTTCCAGGACGGACTTCAAGCATTTGTTTTATTGCATCACGTTGTTTCTTAACAGTCTCGATTTGAAGATTGACCATTTTATTATTAGCTTCAATGGCATTATCATAAGCTTCTATTCTCTCAATAGTAGTAAGGATCTGATCATGAGCTTCAACAGAATATTTTTGGAACAATATTCTTTCTTTCATTGCCTCATAATTAGAGATTTTTTCTTCCAGCCTTAATTCATTTAAGACTCGTTGTGCTGCGATGACTTCTCTTAATCCAAACGCTAAAGATCCTGCACCAGTAATGAGATTATAAAGCATTTGCTTAGTGACTTCCGATGCAATATTAAAAGCATTGATACCTGCCGTAGTTGCAAGTAATGCCTTTTTAAGAACAACAAGCGCAGCAGCGGCACCGCCAAACGATAAAATCCATTTGCCCATCTTCTGATTAAAGCTTTCCGTTACTTCGCTAGCTTTAACTCCGGCTTGTTCATATTCTTTTAAATGTTGTTTTGCTTCAGCTATCTTTTTATTATATTTCTCAATAGATTCAACTTTCCAAGCTTTTTCCTTTGCTTTTTCATACCGTTGAATTGTGTCACGAATATCTTCGATAAGTCCTTTTTCACGCCTTAATACTCTTTCAGTCGTTTTGCCTTGTTTATCAAATGTACCCGATAATTTATTGACCTTCCTATCAACTTTTTCAGTCGATGTCTCCAAGTCCCTCGACCACTGTCCAATTTTACGTTTTGAGTCTAAGACGGCCCTATCGAGTTTTTCGGTTTTAAGTGTCGCATCAAAAGTTATACTGGCCATTACTTTATATATTTATTAAGATAATCATTAGCCTGTTTACCGGTAATAATATTCTTTGCCTTATAATCATAATAAGGATAATCATACATCTGAAGCTGTAATGAAATCCATGAACTTTCCATTAATTCCTTTTCTGTTAATCCAAGTTTAACACGCATCAAAGCCAACCGACCAAATATAGACTCGCCCCCTATTATTTTCCCTTTTTCTTCAGGATATTCAACTTCCCTATCTGTAAACAAGTCAAAAAAAAAGGAGCAGGATCTGTCTGCTTATATACTATATTAAAAAGTGTATTTATGTCTTTTAAATCTAGTTTTAATATAGCATGTGCAACAATTCTCCTCCACCTTGTTCCTGTGGCGATTGCAATAATATTCGAAATATGAATTAAATCAAAACTATTAGCCATCAGTGCCGGAAACATCTCTTGTTCCTGATCAATTTCTTTGATCTGCACTACTTCGCTACTGATAGCAATCAACTGTCTGGCTGTTATCGGCTTGATCTTTAATCGAAATTTAAACCAACCATACTTTAAAGTAAAACGATCCTCAGAATCAGCAATACCCAAAAGGATATTTGATACTTTCTTCTCCATATTGAAAAGCCTAAAGGCTCTTAATTATCCTAATGGCCCGTACTGATAAATCTTCCAGTCCACTGAACCATCTGTCGTCAGCTGAGGTGTTGCCTTAACTTCCAAAGCAAACATCCTGTCCCGTCCACCACCGCCAACAATACGAGTGATACATGAAGCATTATACAGCAATAGTTTCTGCCCTGAATCGAGAGTCAATTCCAATGCCTTATCAACTTCAGTATAACCAGTTGGATGCGTATAACCGGATACATTACCAGTGCCACCCTTAAATTCAGCTAGAGTTGAAAAGGTCATGTCGTAAAACTGAAAAGTCGCTGTTAGCGTTCCCTCATCTGTTTTTACACTTCTAACCGGCGAGAATTTCTGATCGACAAAAAAATCAGTCGTTGCCCCTTCTGTCTCTTCAATAGTCACAGATCCTTTTACAGTATCTGGCGCAGTGGTAAGTAATACCCCTGAAGGAAAATTACCTATTCCTGTTGCTGACGTTCCGTATTTTACGGTTGATATTCCATACAAATAAACTGCCATAATATTAATTATTAATGTTTTTAAAACTAAATCTTAAATTTGAATAATGCTCATTAAGTTGAGCTTCTCGTATCGTTTCCTGTCCTTCAAAATCAATCAAATGACTCGTTTCAGTAACTTTTTCCAATGCTGCCAAAATTAATGCCGATCCTACATTTAACTTTGTATCATCAGGAATAAATCCGACATTTGGACCTCCATCTATATCCTTAACATGATAATTCACATTAACATAACACTTCTGCATCACATTGGCATTTATAGGAAGCGAGTTAATAACAACATATTCCTCCGCTGTTGATTTTGTCGGTTTTGTTTTTCGATACTTTGGTACAGTAACCGATCCAAGCAGTGAATAAACAATGTCTATTATATAATCCGTTGTCTTGTAATCGCTCATGGGATAAATGTTTCTTCCATTCTTGCTGCGCTACCCTTTTCAAAAACCTCAAGCTTTTCAAGATACATTGCTAAATTAATTATACAAACATCTGCTTGATAAGAGATAACATTGTATCCTTTTGATTCAACATACGAGGCGTAATTCATCCCTGCAATACCTATCAATTGAAATCCCTTTGGTTTAATGATATCCTGAATAATAGCCTTTAACTCTGTTTGATTCTGGGCTGTCTTGCCACCTGACACTAATTCACCGTTATGAAAAATATAATAATCAATCGAATTACGGAGATTAGTTGTCACGTCCTTATATTGTCCCATTTCATGACTCTGCCCTTGCTCTCTGGCATCTTTTACAAACTCCTCACCTGCCATTATAAATGCATCAATAATTTGCTGGTGAAGGAACTCGGCCTGTTTCTGAACATCTCTCATAAATCGACCTTGCTTGAAATTACTTTTTAAAGCCATAACCGTGAATTTAATTGACCATTATAAGCTCGTTTTACCTTACCCCGGATAGTGCCATTCGACAAAGCAGTAAGCACAAAATCAGATCCAGATGGAATAATGACTGTCGTAACAGGCATAAACACCTGAAATGAATAATCAATCAAAGCACCATCATTACCTGCTATTTGCTTCCCTGTACCATTCACCTCTGCCCGACAATCGAATGTATAAATACCCGATGCTCCTGCCGTCCATACACCACTTGCATTTTGTGAACCGGAAGCAGCATATGTTATGACAATACTATCAGGATATTGTTTCATTAGAATCGTTGTACAAATGTTGCTTTCTTTTTCAAAGAACTTATAGGACTCACTACATCATATTTTTTGTAAATCTTATCTGCCAGTCTTAAAAGAGTTTCTTTATCTACTAAGTTAATAGAAAAACCACCTTCTTTGATGCTTGGAGTTGTTACGAGCATAATGATCGTATCGGCATAAGCCAGATCAAATGATTCACCACTTACATATATGCCATCTGAGGCTACCCCTCTGTCCTCCAATGCTACAATAAACGCATTTTCCGCAAGTGGATAAGTCAGCTTAGCTTTTATCGCTTCGAGATTTGTCATATTGTTTTATTAAAAAGGAGCAGGACATCCCGCCCCTTTATATATGACTAGCCATACGTAGTATCATCCACTTTCAGGATAAACAAACTATCCACATCGGTAAGTCGAGGAAAGGCATTTGCCTGCCCTTTTGTAAACTCTCCGAATGGCTCCAATTCCGACCATTTACTAAGCAGTATATGATCTCGCTTTACCTGTATTGCTTTCTTGCTTACCGATGGACTGGTTTCTTCAGCTATTGGACCATGAAGTATATTACCAACCTGTAGTTGAGGAATAAAGGTTACATAACCAGTTTTCCAACAGACTACATTACTTAAAGCATGTTCGCTATTTTCAAACCGTGCCATCGAATCTACAACAACAATCTTTGGTAAAAGCCTTGCTGAA